CCCCGAAGCCGTTGATGGAGGTTCGACTCCTCTCAGGCGCACTATGAGGCACATCTCGCCGGCGCGGGATGCGGTCCGCAAAACCGCAGCAAGCCGGGTTCGACTCCCGGGTGTCTCTCCATGACCCCGTGGTCCAGTGGACGAGGACGACGCCCTCCTAAGGCGTAAGCGCGCGTTCGAGTCGCGCCGGGGCCGCCAGATAAGCGACCGCGCCCGCTGCGACGGGCGCGGCCTGTGCGGGATGCCGGGTCAGGCGCCGGGGACGGAGAACATCTCGGCCGCAGCCGCGCCCGGGTTCACCGTGACGGCGACCGGCGCGGGGTCCGCGATCGGCGTGGCGCCGTCCGGGCCGAGCAGCGGGCTGCCGTCTGCCGCGGTGGAGGCAACGCTCAGGTTGGCCGAGCCCGCGGCGACCGCGGAGAGCGGGAACTGGATGTTGGCGATGCCGGTGGTCGCGTCGGCGCCGGCTACGGCGGCCCCGACGCCCAGGATGGCGGTGTTGTCAGACGTGGCAGTTGACAGCGTGCCTTCCGGGGGCGCTACCGGGTCCCCGTGGTCGTCCGTGAACGAGAGCACGGCTACGGCGTTGGTCGAGTCGACGGTCAGGGGCATGGGGTCTCCTTCGATAGTGATGGCAACTGAGGCGGCGGGGGCTCTCACGGCCCAGGCCGTTAGCGGCTTGGCCAGGGCAATGAGCTGGGCTGCATCGAGCGGGCCTTCCCCCTCGTGCATCACGCTCGCGGCCACGAGCGCCACGGCCCTGGCTACCTGGGCGCCCAGGTGGGCGGCAGGCGGCGCGGGCGGGACGGGCGCGGGTGGCGGGGAGTCCGTGACCCAGGCTGACCAGGCGGCAGCCGTTTCGAGCACCTGGCTGGCGTCGACGTCACGTCCGGCCCAGAACTGCGCCGCGGCGACCATGGCCGCCTGGCGCACGCCGACAATGTCCGGGGCTGGCTGAGCGGGTTCCACGACTGGTATATCGGCTGCGGCCACGAGGCAGCAGCGTAGAGCAGCCAGGTGTCCGGTGCAGGGCGAACGGGTAATCACGTCCCGCCTGATCCGGTGAACGTTTCCGGGCTGCTCGGCGGCGGGCTGGCCGGGGTGGTGACCAGGCTCGGCGGCGGTGATGCCGTCGGTGATGCCGTCGGCGGGCCGGACGATGCCGGGGGGTTCGGCGTCAGACTGGGCGAGGGTGTCGTTTTTTCCGGGCTGGGGCCCGGCGCCCGCGGCGACGGGACCGGGCTGTACGTGGTCCCGGGCGGCGCGGGGAGCGGGCTGTAGGCGGCCGACGGGGCCGGGGTGGCTATCACCGGGGCGACCGACGCCGCGGGCCTGTGCGTGGCCCTGGAGGCCGTGTGCAGCGGCCCGGGGTACTTGCCCGGCCCGGGCGAGGCCTTGGCGGGCGGCGCCGGGGTGTTGCCGGACCGCGCAACATAGGTGAATGCCCCCGCCGCCAGCGCGGCCAGCAGTACGATAAGCATGGCCACGGCGGGCACGGGGTGCCTGCGGTACTCGTCCCAGAACCAGCGCACCAGCTGTACATCGGAAATGCTCACGCTGTGGTCGGTCTTGACCTGGGTCAAGTACAAGCGTAGATTTAACTGCAGACAAGCACGACGAGAGCAGGGCAGGAGGCACCGCGTGGACATCGAGCAGCTGATCTTCAACCGGAAGCACCGCGTGACGCGGCCGGCCGGGCATCACGGCGACGGCACCGTGCAGGCCCGCCAGCTCGACGCCGTGCTCATGACGCTGGGCTTCAAGTGCTCCGGCGGCCTGCTGGCCGCGCTCGGCGCGATGCACCCGGCCTACGTCATCGACAAGGCCGTCCAGGTCATCGGCTGGGCCCGCGAGCTGTCCGGGGCGCATCGCCAGCACAACACCTACTTCATCGACTTCCCGCGCAACGTCCCGGACACCGAGGAGTTCTGGATGAGCCTGATCGAGCAGGCCGTCCGGGAGCGCGTGGGAGTGCGCGGCGGCGTGGCGGTCAACTCGCTGACCAACGAGGCGCGGTTCTTCGTGGACCTGCTGAGCCTGCCGGGCTACGGCACCTACCAGCACAGCTACGAGGACATGCTGGCCCGGCACGACGAGCTGATCCCGCTGCTCGGTGACCGGGTGACCGTCATCCACCTGGGCCAGGACCAGGTCACCGAGGCCGGGGCGCTGTACGCCGAGCTGGCCGGCTCGGCCGTGCCGCTGTCCGGCGAGAGCCTGGACGCGCTGCGCGAGCTGGCCGACGCGTGCACCGGCATGCCGGTGCCGGAGGTGAAGGTCGCCGAGAACCTGGCCGTCATCAACGCGGTCCGGGTCCGCCAGGGCGCCGCCCCGTCCGTCCGCACGGCGACCGACGTGCTGCGGCTGGCCGCCGAGCTGTCCGGCTCGGACGTCACGCTGGCCACGCCGCCGAAGTTCGCCTCGTTCCCGCGCGCCCAGCGGCGCCTGCTGGCCGCGGCGCTGCGGCACGTGGGCCGCAGCGACGTCCCGCAGCGGGCTGAGCAGTTCAAGCGGCTCGGCGAGCGCATCCACCCGCACGAGTACCCGGCCGCGGCCGAGGTGTTCGCGGTGGCCCGCGGCGAGGTGCAGGCGCGCAGCCTGGCGTCGGTGGCCGAGTACGAGTTCCGCTCGGGCCGGGCCGACCTGGCCGCGCGGGTGCTGCTGGCCGCGCCGGGCATGCTGTGGCGTGCCGCGGACCGGATTCTGCGCGAATCCCGGCCGGGCATGAGGGCGGACGCGCTGTATCACCTGGAGGCCTCGGCCCCGCGGGTGTCCGGCCGGGTGCTGCTGGGCGTGCGCGAGCACCTGATGAACCGCGCCCGCAAGGGCGGCGCGCCGCGGGTGTTCGTCAACCGGCGCGGCCGGGCCTGGGTGACCGGCGACCCGCGCGTGCCGCTGGACGAGGGCGCCGTGCGCGACGTGCTGGGCGTCATCGACGCCGAGGTGCTACGCCGGCTGCCGGACACCGGCACGCTGGTCATCGACCCGGCCATCGCCGGGGCCGCGCTGCCGCTCAGCGGCAAGGGCACCCCGGACGGCCTGGGCGTGTGGCCGCGCGGCTCGGTCATCCCGGTGGGCGGTGACCTGCTCCGGTTCTTCGTGTACTGGAAGCAGCGCTCCCAGCGCACCGACTTCGACCTGTCCGCGCTGCTCACCGACGAGCAGTTCGGCAACATGTCGCACGTGAGCTGGACCAGCTACCACGCCGACGGCGCGGTCTACTCCGGCGACATCACCGACGCCACCAACGGCGCCACCGAGTTCATCGACATCACGCTGGGCGTCCGGCGCGGCTACGTCATCCCGCAGGTGTACGTGTACTCCGGCGAGGGCTTCTCCGAGGTCGAGGAGAACTTCTTCGGCTTCATGACCCGCGAGGGCATGCAGGCCGGAGCCCCGTTCGAGGCGCGCACGGTGCGGATGAAGGGCGCGCTGGCCGGTGAGCACCGCACCGCCATGCCGCTGGTGTTCTACCGCGGCGAGGACGGCAAGTGGTACGCCAAGTGGGTGCACCTGTACCTGCGCGGTGCCCTCAACTTCTTCGGCGGCGCCCAGGTCGAGGACAACAAGGTCACCACCGCTGGCCTGGCGCGCGGCATCATGGAGCGCGAGTACCTGCGGGTGGGCTACATCGCTGAGGCCCTCAAGGCCAAGGCCCAGTTCTTCATGGTGCCGCAGCTGTTCGCTGACGGCGGTGCCCCGGAGGGCTCGGAAGTGACCTACATCGGTATCGAGCAGCCGGAGGGGCTGCCGCGGGACGCCCGGGTGTTCACCCTGGAGAACCTGGGCAGCCTGGTCCCGGCTTAGGATCGGGGCACGACCTACAACTGAACAGGCCGGGGGGCTATGAGCGGGCTTCCTTCACCCCCTGATACGGAACCTAGCCCGTTCGCTCTCCCCCCGGCCTGCCTCACACAACTGAATGCCGGCGGCCATCGGGACGCTTCCTTCCCTCTTATGCCTGCGGGGCCCTGCCCCGCGGACATAGCCAACCTGACTAGCATCCCGGCTCTCCGCTGGCCCGGCTTCGCGGGCGGCCATCGCCAGGCTTCCTCCACTCCAGGTTCAACTCCTGGAGACCTCACCGAGGTCTCTGCCTAGCCTGGCGGCCCCCCGCCCGCTGACGTGGCCCCGCGGCCATCGGAGCGCTTCCTTTGTCGAGGCGCTGCTGAGGGTCGATACGGAGGGAGGTGAACAGGTTGTCCGAGGCGCTGCCTCTCTCGTGTGAGGGGAGGTGATGCCCCATGAGTACCCCAGGACCAGGGCAAGGTTCCTATGAGTCACGTCTCCAGCCGCCGGGCGGTATGGGAGTCACGACGCAGGGGTTCGGTTTAGGGTCAGGAAGGATATGTCCTGCCTGAGACGCAGGCTCTTCCGAAACCACCTCCTGAAGGAGAGAATTTTGCGGTAGGTGTCCCGTACTTCTTAGCGATTCCTACCATTTGCCACGCCCTACCGGGACTCCTTAATCCTGGGAAGTCTTCAGAGACGACCCGGTCTCCATCCGCCAGCTGGTCACCATGCGCAGGCGGGACGGCCAGGCCAGGGCGCTGTTCCGGCTGCTGACCAAGCCGCTGCTGGCCAGCCTCAAGAACGCCGACGTGGTGCCGGTCGACGGCATGGTGGGCGGGGTGGACGAGGCCAAGTTCTGCAAGGACCTGCTGTTCCTGCCCGCTAACGCCGGCGGCATGACGCATTCCTTCTCCCGGTTCGTCAAGCAGATGCTGCTGGCATTGTTCAACGGGTTCTCGGCCTGGGAAATGATCTACTGGATTCCTAAGACCGGGCCAAATAAGGGGAAAATCACCCTCCGGGAAATCGACTGGCGCCCGTCTGAGACCCTGACATTCCTGCTCGACGGCCAGGGGAAGTGGAACGGGTTCCGGCAGCGCACCTTCTTTCAGGGCCGGACCATTGATGTCAAGCTCCCCAGGGAAACTGCGCTCTATTACGCGCACGAGGAGGCCGAGCGCCCGTTCTACGGCGTGTCGATGTTCGAGTCGGCGTTCTACCACTACGACAAGAAGGAGAAGCTGTACTACATCGCCCACCTGGCGGCGCAGCGGGCCGCGGTGGGGCTCCGGATCGGCACCATGGTGCCCAACGCCCCGGCCGCGGACAAGGACCACTTCATCGCGGCGCTGAGCCAGCTGGGCCTGGCCCAGTACATCGCGGTGCCGTCGGCGGACTGGACCGTGCAGACCCTGAACGAGGCGGCGGCCCGGTTCGACTTCCTGGGCCTGATCAACCACCACAATTCGCAGATGTCCAAGTCGGTGCTCGCGCAGTGGTTCGACAACGAGCAGGGCGGCGGCCAGGGCGACAGCACGCTGGTGGATTTCGGCAAGCAGGACGACGTGACCTTCTTCCTGATGCTGGAGGGCATCCTGGAGGAGATGGCCGAGATGATCAACACGTATATCTTCCCGAGGTTCGTGGACTGGAATTTCGGCAGCGGGAAATACCCGGAGTTCAAGTGGGGCACGCTGACCAGCGAGCAGAAGGCGGCGGTGCAGGACACGTTCGATAAGATCGCCGCGGCGGGAATGCAGGCCAACGTCACGCCCGAGTTCATGCTGGACCTGGAGCAGAGAATGGCGGTCGACTTCGGGTTCGACATCGACTACGACAAGATCAAGAAGGACCGGGAGCAGCAGGCCAAGCTCATGGCGCAGCAGGGCGCCATGGGCGGGCCGCCGATGCCCATGCCGCCGGGGGCGGGTCAGGGCCCGGCGGCTGGCGGGCCGGGGGCGGGGCCTCCCGCGCCGCCTCCGTTCCCGCCGCCGGGCATGGCGCCCCCGCCGCCGGGCGGGCCGGGCCTGGGCGGCGGCCCGGGACCGGGGCCGCCGCAGCTGCAGGGCCGGGGCTCGTGAGCGCGGAGGAGGCGCTGGCCGCGCTGGCCGCGGACCTGGTCGAGGAGATCGCCGCCGGGCGCGCGGCCGAGCTGGCCGCCGCGGCGGCCCGGGAGAGCCCCAACCCGGCGCCCGCCCCGCTGCTCGGCCCGCCGTGGCGGGAGGCGCCGCCGCGCGCGGGAGCCTGGGCGGTGCACCCGCAGCTGGGCGGGCACCTGATCCGGCATCCGGGGGACACCATCTCCTTCCACGCCTACCGGCACCTGGTGGAGCCGCGCGAGCAGCTGCCGCAGGACGATTCGGGGGCACGTGGCGGAGTCGGAGCTGGGGGCGCGGGTAGCGCAGGCGGTGGCCGCCGCGCTGGGAAGCGCCGCCGGTTACCTGGAGCTGGTGACCCGGAACAACCCGCACGGCAGCGTGGCCCAGCTGCTGGCCCGGCCGGACGTCACCGCGGTGCTCACCGAGGCGCTGGACGAGGCCAGGGCGGACGCCGAGGAGCTGGTCCGGCAGGGCTGGTACTTGGGGGCGCCGGCGTCCGCCCTGGCCCCCGCCCAGCTGGAGCGGCTGCTGGCCGACGTCGGCCGCACCTTCGACGCGCTGCCGCACCTGCACGTCCGCATCCGCCGGGCGCATGCCTCGGTCGGGCAGCGGGCGTTCGTCCCGGGGGCGACCGAGCCGGGCGCCAGCCCGGCCATGGAGGCGGCGGCCGAGCGCGCCGCGGCGGTCCGCCAGGCGGTGCTCGACTGGGCCCGCTCCGCGGCGCTGAGGGCGCGCATGACGGTCTCGACGGCGGAGGGCTCCGCCAGGACGCTGGCCGCGCTGCAGGCCGCCCACGCGCTGCGTGAGAGCGGCCAGGAGGTGCTCAAGCGGTGGGCGGCCCGCTCGGACGCGTCCTGCTGCTTCTGGTGTGACCGGCTGGACGGGGTGGCCATCCCGCTGCGGGCCAGCTTCGCCCCCTACCTGGGCGGCCCGGCCCGGATGCCGCAGGCCTCGCCCCGGTACGTGGTGTCCGGGGCCGGCGAGCGGAAATTCGGCCGGCGCGCTGGCAGCCGGATCATCTACACCCAGCCGCCCCGGCTGTACCATGGTGACCTGCAAGGACCGCCCCTGCATCCTTTCTGCAGGTGCTGGCTGGAAATAGCGCGGAGGGGAGGCAGCCAGGGACGCCGCCGTCGGCCGGAGCACCGGACGTCTGGCGTTTTCCTGAGCGCATCCGAGGTACGCGCGGTACCTGAGGACAGGTACCAGGCAGAACTAGCATTCCTGAGGGCCGCTATGCACGAGCTAAGCCTGGTGTTGAAGAGGCTGTCGGAGGGACTGTGACTACAGAGGGACGGGCGCCGCGGGAGCGGCGCCCCTTTGCTACCCGGAGGCGGCATGGCTAGCCGCACCCGGCGCTGGTTCGCGGACAGCTCGGTCTCCTACGCGCTGGCCGCCATCGCGCTGATCGAGTACGCCCGCGACCACCGGGGCGAGCACTTCGAGTTCGGCCCGCTGGACGCTGAGTCCATGCGGGCCGGCGGGCTGACCGTGAGCGGGGAGGACCTGGACGGGGTGGCCGGGCTGCTGGCCGAGATCCCCGGGCTGACCGAGTACCGCAACGGGGCGGAGGAGGCGCCGGTCCCGATAGCCTGAGCGTGTCCGGGTGGGTGGTCTGCGAGGAGGAAACGGACCTGGCCCTCGCGCAGGTCCGCGGGTACCGGCGTGTCGAGCGAGGAAGGCCCGAGTGGGTCAGGCCGTATGCCAGGCGCTGGTGGATACCCCACCCGGACTGGGTGAAGGGCCAGCAGCGGTGGGTCACCGCCGGCGAGGCCGGCTGGCGCCGGGAGGGTGCGGAGAACTGGGCGAAGGGCCAGCAGGCCGGGCGCGCGGCCGAGGCCGCCGAGGATGTCCGCGAGGGCGAGACCGACCTGCCGCGCTGGGCCCGGACGCCGGAGAACGGCGAGCCGCTGACCGCCGAGGAGCGCCCGGGCGCCGAGGGGGTGGTCGGCCAGGGCACCATGCACGAGCGGCCGGTGCACGGCTACGCGCGGCCCAACCCCGAGCGGCTGGCCCGGCCGCCGCGCAAGGGCGGCTACGCCCGGCCCGAGGACCATCCGTTCTTCAAGCAGCATGACTTCTCCGAGAAGAACATCGTCGCCGCCTACGACGCCACCACCGCCTCGCACCGGGGCCAGGGGATGCGCTGGTACCCGGACATGGCCCGGCTGGCCTGGGTGCTCGGCGGCGGGGACGCCGAGGCCGGCGCCAAGCAGCTGTCGGCCTACTCCCCGCAGGCCGGCTGGCCGCTGAACATGTTCAACGCGGCCCGCGCGCTGGCCGAGGGCCGCCCGCTGCAGAAGGGCGAGGGCATCTTCCTGCCCGCGCACACCTCGATGTCCACCGCGGCGTTCGCCGGCAAGCACTACGACCAGGTGTTCAACGGGCCGAAGACCCACGCGTTCGCCCACCTGGGCGAGCAGGGCCTGGACCACCCCGGGGACCCGATCGGCGCGGTGGTGGTCGACCGGCACGCGGTCAACGTGGCCGGCGGCGGCAACCTGACCGACGAGGAGGTGGGGTCCGCCCCGATCGGCAAGGAGCCGTTCTATTCCCACGTCGCCGACATGTACCGCAACGCGGCCCGGACCATCTCCGAGCGCGACGGCGAGGAAATCTCCCCGTCCGAGCTGCAGGCCATCACCTGGCTGCGGCAGCAGGAGCTGAACGAGGCCCGGACGAGGGCCGCCGCCGCGGCCGGGGAGAAGAAGGCCAAGGGCGCGATGGGCCTGTACACCGCCATGAAGAACCACTGGGCCCGGTGGGAGCAGTACGCCCGCGAGCACGGCATCCGCACCGAGTTGGGCTCTACCGCGCTGGCCCCCAAGCCCATCACCGCGGCCGAGGCACGCGGCGACAGCAAGCCGGTGTCGGCCGCCGAGTTCTGGGACACCGCGACCCGGGGCCGTGACATGATCGGCTCGATGCTGTCTAACTCCAGCCCGCCGACCGGCCTGACCGACAACTGGGATGCGCTGGTCCAGCAGGCCTGGACGGCGGCGCAGGAGTCCTGGGGCGGCATGACCATCGACGCGCACACCGGGGTGCCGCTGTCCGGCAACGAGAACCTGTGGGCCGTCACCGGCAAGCTGCCGTTCGGCTACCGGACCATCGAGATCCCGGAGACGTCCACCGAGGCCCAGTTCAAGCGGGCGATGGACCGGGCGCTGAAGGAGTTCGGGCCGCTGCTCGCGGCGTCCGGCTACCACCTGGGCATCTTCCACGACGACGAGAAGGGCACCATCGAGTTCGACCCGGTCATCATCGCGAGCAGCCTGGAGGACGCCAACGCCCTGGGCGCGTACACTGGGAATATCGGGGGCGCCTACAACTTCGCCGACGGTAACGGATATTTTCCACCACATATTCGAGAAGAACAGCCAGGTCCTGCACAGTCGTCTCCTAGCCCATCTCCTGGGGCGTAATACCAGGTATGCCACGTGTTAGTACTGAGGGACGCCAGGAATACGATCGAGTCCGGCAGGAACGCCGCCGGAACGACCCGGAGTACAAGAAGAGGCGCAACGCTCGGAGCCGTCAGCGCTATGCGGAGGAACCCGGGCGTCGTGAGGCCGTGCTGGCCTATCACAAGGCGTACAGGACTCAGGGTCCGGTCAACCTAAACACCAGGCGTATGCGGATTGCCCGGGGCATGCTTTGGACCCCGGAGCAGGAGGCTGAGCACCTGGCGAAGACTCACTGCGAGGTGTGCGGGAAGCTGCCCACCAAGCGCGGGCTGTTCGCTGATCACTGTCACGGGTGTCGTTGGTACCGTGGGGCACTCTGCCAGGGCTGCAACCATGCCGAAGGAATCATCGAGAAGTGGGGTGCGGCCTGTCCCGAGGGCTCGCCAATGAGGGTTTACATGGACCGGCACCGGTGCCTGGAGGCTGCCGCCATAAGCTATACTTGAGTCAAGGAAGGAGGGGCCATGGCAGACGGGAACGCGCCGGGGCAGGCGCCCGGCAAGCCGGTGCCGTTCAAGGGCATCGGGCACTGGCACGCCCAGGCCCGGCAGGCGACCGAGCACGGCAACCCGTTCATCGAGCTGCACGACGCGGCCCGGCTCCTCTCGGACGCCGGCCTGGCGCAGTCGGCGCAGCTCGTGCAGCAGGCGTTCGGCTTCCTGCGGGACAGCAACTTCGACGAGGCCGCCGAGGCGCTGCGGGCCGCGGCCCGGGCCGCGGACGCCAAGAGCCCGGCGTACGCGCAGGGCCTGCGGAACATCGCGGACGAGCTGCCCGAGTCCGACCTGGTCGGCCAGCAGCAGGCCAAGCCGCGCCGGCCGCGCCGGGGCGAGGACACCGAGAGCCTGCCCGCGCTCGACGGGGAGTAGGCTGGCGCCAGCCACTGCAGGACCTGGGCCTGCTTTAACGGGAGGGGCGGCGCATGCCGCCCCTCCCGCATGCCGAATCCGATTACCAGGTCATGGGCGATGACCTGCGTTACATCATCCCGGCCCCGGCCGACGAGCCGTACCAGCCGGTCCCGGAAGTCCCGGTCGAGCTGGCCCGCAGCCGCAAGGTGCAGGGCCGCCTGTTCGAGAAGCACATCCTCAACCTCGGGACGCTGATCCACCCCAAGACCGGGGCGAAGATCGTGATCGACGACGCCTTCGTGACGTCCATGGTCGACAACTTCGCCAGGGGCGTGGCGGACATCGTCCAGGTGCCGCTGGCCAACGACAAGAACGAGCACGTCGAGAGCCCGGCCGCCAACCTGGGCGAGGTCGTGGCCATCCGGGAGCGGGCCGGCAAGGTCTACGCGCTCATCGACGCCCGCCGGGACGCCGACCAGTTCGGCAAGACCTACCTGGGCGCCAGCGCCTTCCTGTCCACCAACTACACCGACAGCTCCACCGGCCAGAAGGTCGGCCCGGCGCTGCTGCACGTGGCGGTCACCAACCGGCCCTACGTCACCGGCCTGGAGGACTACAAGGAAGTCCTGGCGGCCTCGGACGATAACACAGCCGAGGTAGTCGTACTCACCGCAGCCCCGGAGGAGCCCGTGCCACAGACCAAGGATGAGCTGCTCGCCGCTCTGAAGGACGGGCACGGAATCGACGTTGAGGCGCTGCTGGCCGCCCAGGCCGCTCCGCCGGGTGCCCCGGACACGGCTGCGCTGTCCGCCGCGGTGGTGCAGGCGCTGCAGGCCTCCGGGGCGGTGCAGCTGGCCGCGCCGCCCGAGAAGGTCTCCCAGGACGACGTGGTGGCCGCGGTGCTGGAGCTGGCCGCCTCGAACAAGAAGCAGGCCGGCGACATCGCCGCGCTGCGGCAGTCTGCGGCCGAGGCCGAGGTGGACGGCTGGATCGCCGCGGGCCGGGTGCTGCCCAAGCAGCGGGCCGCCTACGTGACGCTGGCGCTGACCGACCGGGACATGCTCCTCACGCTGCTGCCGGACGAGCCGGTGGTCAAGCTCAACAACCAGGAGGGCCTGTCCGGCCCGGACGGGGCGCAGCAGCAGGAGCAGGACATCGACGCGGAGGTGGCGCGGCTCACCGCCGTGCACAGCCAGTTCTTCTCGCCGAACGGCACGAAGGGGAGGTGAGGTAGATGCCAGCCAACGACAGCGTTGAATTCGACTACCCGGCCAACTACCAGAAGCCGACCCACGAGTACGGCCAGCCCTGGGGCGATGAGTTCCACGCCGAGGCGGTCGCGGAGCTGCTCCTGTCCATGGCCGGGTACACCCAGCGCGGTGTCACCCTGGCCGCTGGCCAGGGCATCCTGCCCACCGGCTGCGTGATCGCCCGGCACACCGCCAGCGGCAAGTACTTCGTCTACCAGGCCGCCGCCACCGACGGCCGGGGCGTGGCCATGGGCGTGCTGCGCGATGCCCGCGACACGGGCGGCCCGGGCGCCGCCTCGGTGGCCGCGTACAACGCGAACACCAACGGGGTCAACCCGGACGGCATCACCCTGGCCGGCGGCACCATCACCTACCCGTCCAGCCCGGCCGGCAAGGTGGCCGGGGACTCCCTGGGCAACCTGGTGATCCGCGGCATCCTGAACGGCAACGTGGTGTCCGGCACCGAGACCACCAACGTGGTCAACGGGGCGGGCGTGGGCTCGGGCACGGGCCAGATCCTGGCCCAGCTGGGCGCCCGGTACGTGTCCTACGGCGGCTCGGTCGCCGCGCAGGGCCCGGCGCCGTTCCCCGGCAGCCCGATGGACGGCAACCCGGTGGCCGGCCAGGTCGGGGTTAATGCTTTCATCTTCTAGTCGCAGCTCAGAGGCCCTTTTTCGAACAAACCGAAGAAGGGTCTCTCAACGGGGACGAGTTCCTGGCCCTGCTTCAGGCCGCCTGAGCGCGTTCACTTCCCGGTAACCCGGAGGGCTGCCCGGCGGCCCGGCGCGCCCGATAGCGGGGGCATGACTGACTTCACCCGCAGGACCTTCATCAGAGCTGGCGTGCTCGGCGGCACCGTCGCGCTGCTGCCCTGGGGCGGCCGGGCCGTGGCCGGCACCGCCTCGGCCGCGGCTGGCGCGGTGCAGCCCGGCCAGCCCGTCCCGACCGGCGGCAAGATGCTCGCCCCGATGGCGTTCATGTTCCCCGACCTCCCCCCGTTCGTGCCGGACCCGGACCCCGACACCGCCACCACCGAGCTGATGGCGCTGGCTAACACCCTGCTCGATCCCAACGTCACCGCCGGGCCGGGAAACCGGGACCAGGTGGGCAGTTTCGGCAGCTCGCTGACGTATCTCGGGCAATTCATCGACCACGACAACTTCCTGGACGGCGAGCCGCAGCCGACCGCGTTCTTCGGCCGCGACAACCAGGGCAACCTGCTCGACCCGGACGGCAGCATCGTCTTCAACCTGGAATCATTCAGGTTTGACCTGAGCAGCGTGTACGGTGGCGGGCCGGCGGTCTCGCCGCAGCTCTACGCCAGCGACGGGGTGCGGATGCTGGTCCAGGAGGACAACGGCAACGGGGTCCGGGACCTGCCCCGCGACAGCTCCGGGGTCGCGATCCTCGTCGAGCACCGCAACGACGAGAACGAGATCATCGCCCAGGTGCACGTCGCGTTCCTGAAGTTCCACAACGCGGTGGCCGACGCCATGCCCGGCGCGGGCTTCGACCAGGTGGCCGCCACCGTGCGCCGGCATTACCAGTGGATCGTGATCCACCAGTTCCTGCCGCACATCTGCGGGGACGGCGTGGTCTCCGGCCTGCTCGACGGGTCCATCCCCAGCCTGTACAAGGCCGGCAACCCGAACGCGCCGCTGGTCCCGGTCGAGATGCAGGTCGCCGCCTACAGGTTCGGCCACAGCATGGTCAGGAAGGCCTACGAGCTGACGGTCAGCACCGGCAAGCTCCAGGTCTTCAACGGGACTGCCGCTGACCTGCACGGAGGCCGCCCGATCCCCAGCGGGAGGCAGATCGACTGGGGCAACTTCGTGCTGCCGCTGCAGCGTCCCGAGAACGCCGCGCACTTCAACAACCCGCGGTTCATCGACACCCTGGTCAGCTCCGGCCTGTTCACGCTGCCGATCGGCGGCCCCGGCGGCGCCGAGGCGTCCGGGTCGACGGTGCTGCCGTTCCGCAACCTGCTCAGGGGCTTCCGGTACGGCCTGCCCAGCGGGCAGGACGTCGCCGCGGCGATGGGCGAGACGGTGATCAGCCCCGCGGACGCGCTGCCGGACAACGTCGACAGCGCCGCCATCACGGCCGGGTTCTCGGGCGGCACGCCGCTGTGGTTCTACGTCCTGCGGGAGGCGGAGCTGGGCGGCGGGCTGACCCTGGGCCGGACCGGAGCCCGGCTGGTCGCCGACTCGTTCCTGGGCTCCATGACCGCGGACAAGGACGGGCTGCTGCACGACAACAGCCCGACCAGCCGGCGGTGGCAGCCCGTCCCGCCGATCGCCCCGGCCCCGGGGCAGTTTGGCCTGGAGGATCTCCTCGTGTTCGCCGGCGTGGCCGCCCGGCCCTGATCCGCCCCGCTGGCCTGGCCCCGCGCGGGCCGGACGATATGACCGGGTAACCGCCATCACGCGGCCAGGCCAGCCAGGTGGCTCCCCCCGAGGGGGCGGCGCAGGCCGGGCACCCTGACGGGTGCCGCTGCCTTCAGCGAAGCGCCTACGCAGGGAGCCCTGGAATGCCGGACATCAGCCTCCTAGAGCCGGTCGTGCTCAGGGGAGTCGTGGAGAAGTTCGTCACCCCCGAAACGCTGGTGCTGCTGAACCGGCTGGATCAGACCCCCTGGCCTTTCCCGTCCGCGACATGGGACGTCATCAAGGGCTCGCGGATGGTCGCCAAGCCGAACGTCCCGAACAGCGAGGCGCACATCATCTCCCGGCTCGGCAGGAGCCAGGAGTCGGCTGCCTTTATCTATCTGCGGGAGAAGAAGGTCTTCGAGCCCACCACGCTGCACTGGCTGCGCGTGCCCGGTGAAATTGCCCGGGTAAACGCCGAGCAGGCGGTGCTCCGGGAGATCAACGACCTCAATATGAGGTTCGACAATTTCGCGGAATGGTCGTGTTGGCAGGCCCTGGGCGGCGGCATCAACTACAACTACGCGGACGTTTCCGCGGTAGTGAATTACAAGTTCCCGGCGTCCCATTTCGTCACCCCGGCCACGCCGTGGGTGAACAACCCGTCGCTGACCTACTTCACCACGGGCGGCGCGACCGCCGGTACCGGCGCGGCCCAGGGCAACCCGCTCACGCTGGGCCAGGCCAACACCCGGCTGACCGGTGGCACCGGTACGATAACGTACGCCAACCCGGTCTCCATCCTGGAGGACGTCCGGTCCTGGAAGCGCGTGGTCCAGATCCACGGCCGGGTCCCGGCCAAGGAGGTCTTCGCCACCTCGGTGTCGATGGCGGCCCTGATGGAGGCCTGGACCCAGGCCACCTCCGGCGCCACCGTCAACATCCCCGCGACCATGCTCTCGGACCGGATGAAGGACGAGTTCTATTCCACCGGGATCATGTCAGGCTTTATGGGGCTCGTCTGGAATACGGTGGAGCAGGTTTTTGAATCGGACCTGGGCAATATCACATTCTTCGTGCCGGACGGCCAGCTTTATCTCGGGAACTATACCGATCAGCGTCCTATCGAGCTTCTCATTGGCCCGACCGCCGATGACGAGGCGCCTGACGGATTCACGGGCAAATATGCGAAAACCTGGAAGGAAAAAGATCCATCGGCCAGGCAGTATCTACTCGAATGGCACCTGCTACCGATCGTAACCAGGCCTGAGCAGATGCTCGTGGCTACGGGTATTATCGGAACTGGCGCTACCGCAGCTCCGGCCGGGTACTGGGCTGGTTCTGTGGGCAACGCTCCTGGTGGCGGTCTCATCGACTAGTCACTCTCCGTATAGCGAGAGGCCCTGACTTGACACGAGTCAGGGCCTTTCCTATTGTGACAACCATGGTGATGACGGGAGCGGAACGGCAGCGCAGGTCCAGGCAGGCTAGAGCCCAGGGCGTGGTGCTCCGGCATAAGCGTGTCGTTAATGACGAGGGCCGTGAGTGCGCTTACAGCGGACCTGGCAGCTGCGGGAACAAGTTCAAGCTCTGGTCGGCGTTCGGTCCCGGCAACGGGCCGCATGGCAGGGAGCGGCGCTGCCGGGACTGCATGGTCGCCAAGGCCACTGAGTACCTCAAGCGCGAGCCGACCGAGGTGCAGCAGCGCCGTAACGAGCGGCAGGCGAGGTACCAGCAGACCGAGACCGGCAAGGAAGTCAACCGGCGGGCGAAGATCAGGTACCGCTATGGCATCTCCGTGGGGCAGTACGACTGGCTCTGGGAGCAGCAGGACGGGCGCTGCTACTTCTGCGGCTTCGGGGAGACCGTCATTCACCATGCCTCGGGTGAGGTCATGAGGCTCGGTGTCGACCATGACCATGACTGCAGTCAGGGGCATGACCCGAAGAAGGCGTGCGAGTACTGCCTGCG